CGCGTGAATACGCTTGGGCCGAATTGGATGGCGAAGGCTTGCCTGAGCCTATAATTGAGTTCTCGTATCACTGTTTGATGGAGGCGTTTGACGCTGGCCGTGAAGCAGCCGAATCCCGCGCCCTCGACCTCTCCGCCATCATTGCCGAACAGGGGCGCTTGGAGGGCACGATCGGCGACAGCGACGGGGACGACGGCGCGTGAGGCTCTGGACGCGCGACAAGCCGATATACCCCTGGTCCGTAATGGCGATCGGCCAGACGGTGGTCTGGCAGATCAACAGCGCGGCAGACGCACGCAACATCCGCCGCAACGTCAGCCAGAACGGCGTGCGGAACGGCAAGAGCTTCCGCGTCAAGCTGGACCGATCGACCACACCGCCGACCATGCGCGTCATGCGGCTCCGATAAACGAAAAGCCCCGGCGGAGTGAGGACCGCCGGGGCTTCCCGTGCTGGCAGGTCGGTGGAGCGCGACCTACCGAAGGTTTACCACATTGCCGCCGGCGCTGGCAACCCCATCCTCCTCGACCATGCGCCTGAGATCGGACTTGCTGTAGCGCTGCGCCACCGCCTTCTCGGCGAAGATGTGCCGCTTGGTCATGTACTCCTTCGACCCGATCCGGCCAACATCGACCCAGCCAGCTTCCTTGAATGCGTGCAGCAGCGCCGCCTGGGGCACCTTGGCGGCTGTCGTGTTCATCGCCAGCGCGACCGCGTCACAGACCTTGTGGAACGGCCCAGCGACCACGCCCCGCGCAAACGGCCCCATCCGCTTCGTCAGCATCTCAACCATATGGCTTTCGGACATGCTCATACCATGCTCGACCATGTTGATCTTCCACTCGCTCACCGGCGGCGCGGCAGCGGGATTGAACGCCGACACATCACGCTGGTGCAGCCATGCCGCGATCTTCTCGAACCCGCCGGCCTTGTACCAAGCCCAGATGCGGTCGGACGCGACCGGGTCCATGCGCGGCGACCCCGACCAGACGCACATCCAGCGTCGGTCCTGCGAGGGGATCGTCAGCGGCAGCGAGTCGTTGGTAAAGGCCAGCACGAACAGGCGATTCAGCATCTCGTACGGGTGCAGCCCCTTGCGGTTGATCAGCAGCGTCTCAGGCGGCGCGGCGATGATCGGCTTGAGCTTGTTCGCCAGCGCGCGGCGCTCCCGCGCCTCTGGCTCCTTAAGCTCGTTCAGGATCAGAATCTCGGCCTCAAGGCTGTAACCCCACTGGCTGTCGATGCTCTTGTTTTCCATGATCGAGCGGTTGTGCTGGTGCGGACCACCGACCGCCCACAGGAGCGGCGCCCACATCGTGTCCTTGCCGCAGCCTTCGTCGCCGCCGTGCAGGATCGCATGGTTGATCTTGACGTTGGGGTGTTGGACCTTGAAGGCCATCGCGTCGAGGATGTGGTCAAGCTGCTCGCCATCGGGCACCAGCATCTCGCAGTGCTGGAGCCAGACGTCCACATCGCTGTCGGCCACCGCCCCGGCGCCGCTCATGTCGGGCCGCTGGTTGGTCCAGCGGTTGGCGTAGACCAGCCCCTCGCGCGCCACCAGGACGTCCTCGCCGGCGGCGTAGGTGACGCCGACCACCGCCGGGGCGCCGTACTCCTGCCGGCGCTCGTCGAAGTAGATCGACGCTTGCACGCGGGGGCACTTGCCGTGCATCGACCGGCAGTCGATGTGACGGAACAGCGCGTTGAAGACGTTGCGCGGCACTTCCCGGCGCGTCACCATGTCGAAGTAGCTGTCATCGCTCTGGATGTAGGCGAAGCGGTCGAACCACTCCTGCTTCTCGACCCGGCCCGCCTCCATGCGCTCGACCTCGCGGACACGCTCGGCAGCCGCGTCGGGGAACGCCTCGGTCGGCGTGATCTTCTCGGCAAGCTGGCGCATCCGCTCCGTGATCAGTTCATCGCGCAGCCCCGGCGACACTGCGGGGCCACCGTTCTCGGCAACCCAGTCGAGGAAGGCGCGGCTGTCGAGGTGCTGGCAGTGGCCGTGGTAGCAGCAGAACGAGCGGTCGAGCGGCTTGTAGCGCGCCTCGATGCTGTCGTCGCTGTGCGCCGCATGGTTGGGGCAGACGATGCCGCACCAGCCCTCGTTGTTGGGGCGGCTCAAGACCAGACCGTTGTCGGACAGCCAAGTCAGGACGTTGTCCAGCCCCGTGTCGCGGATTTTGACCGACCTGTAGTCGGCGGTATCCGCCGGCTCGGGCGTGACGTCCAGCGCGGCGCAAATCTCCTCCAGCGTGTAGTCGCGCTCGGGGTGGAACTCGGTCAGCCGCGCGGCGAAGTTGTCCCGCCCCCGCTTGAGGTTGATGCTGCCGGGGATGCGGCAGTTGCGCACCGGATTGATGGCGCCGGGGTCCGTGTAGCCCGCCTCGGCGATGGCCTTGATCGCCGCGGCGAAGTCATGCCGGTCGGGCTGGGTGCTGAAGGCGTAGCCCCACTGGAACGATCCCTCGCTGGTCTCCATCACCCAGGTCGGGTCAAGCGGCGGAACCTTCGACTTGGTGCCGACGTCGTCCAGCATCATGAACAGGACGTACTCGCAGTTCTCGCGCTTGGCGCTAGGCTTGCCCTCCACGAACCGATCGACGATGAACGAGCCGGTGTTGACGTACCACGACTCGCCGTCCCTGATCTTGGCCTTGTCAGGCAGGAACGCCGGAAACGTCGCCTCGGGCACGCCGTCAGCGTGATAGACCATCTCACCGTCGCGCAGCTTCGGCTTTTGCCGCAACAGCAGGGCTGTCTCGCCGTCAGCGTCGGCCAGCCCTGTCACGAACTCGATAAACCTGATGCGATCCTCACTCATCGCGCTCTCCTCACTTGCCGTAACGGGCCATCGTGGCAACTTCCGCGTTCAGCGGCAGCCCCGACGCCCACGCGGGCGGTTGACACATGATCTCGACCAGACGGGCAGACGCTGCCTCGGCGGTGTCCTCGGGCACTTCCAGAACCACTTCGTCGTGGATGTGCAGGATCACCGGCAGACCTTCTTCCTCTAGTCGTTTCAGCGTGTGGCGAAGCAGATCGTTCGCCACCGCCTGGGTTACGTTCTCGCACGCCAGACCGCGCCACAGGCGGGCGCGGGGCCATTCCTTCGCGTCGGCTGCGGGCTTCCACGACGCCTTCGCGTAGGTGACGCTGCCCTCCTCATCGAAGCGGGCGAACGGGTAGCATAACACGCGGCCTGACGGCAGAACATACCAGAGATGCTGCCCGTCGAATAAATACGTGACCCGCCCCGCGCTGAACTCCTGACCCTTGTTCCGCATTGCGGCGGTGTAGGCGTGTTCGAGCTTCTGCCAGTACGGCACCGACCACGCGTTGGCGCGGCGCCATGCGTCCACCATGCGCCGCGCGTCGCTCTCGGGCAGGATGATGTTGTAGATGCGGCCCATCGCGGCGAAGGCACCGACGCCGCCGGCGAAGCCGCAAGCAAGCTCCTGCACCTTGCCGATCTGGCGCTGGTCCTTGTCCACCTCGGCGTAGCCGACACCGAACGTCGCGGCAGCGTTGTGCTTGTAGACGTCCTCGCCTCGCGCGAAGATGTCGAGCTTGGCCGCGCCGCTGTTGGTGTCCGACGCCCACGGCGTCACCCGTGCCTCGATCGCGGCCCAGTCGGCCACGACCAGCGCCTTACCGGGCGCGGCCAGCAGCGACGGGCGCAGCATCCCCTTGAGGACGTCGGTGACGCGCTTGCCGAACTGCGGAACGATTCTATGTCCGCGCACCATCGCCTGACGAACTAGTGCAGGGTCGTCGGCGCACTTTCGGGGGAAATTGTGGACCTGAAGGCCGAATGATGAAGCGCGGCCAGTAGCACTGCCTCCAGCAAAAACGAACGCTCCTCTAACGCGGCAATCCTCCTCGTCAGCAAGCGCCGCCGCGCGGTCAAACTTGGCGACGGACGATGCCCACAGATCGTCCGCGCACTGGATGACTTCCGCAACGTCTGCCGGGACTTCATCGGGGTTCTCCTCGGCCAGCACCAGCAAGTTCGCGCGCACGTTCTTGTCGATCGATAGCTTGGCCTCGCCGTCCTTGTAAACGGTCGCCAGCTTCAGCGCCTGCGGCCCCACCCGATCCAAGACCCAAGCGCGCATCTTAGGCGAACGTACAGATGTAATCTCTCCACCTGTAATCTCAGCGACAGCAGCCTGAATCTCAACCAGTTCCGCCTCAGCGTACCGCACAGCCGCCTGCGCGAGCGGCCTGTCCAAGAGAACCCCACGGTCGTTGATCCTTTCGTTGGTATGATAATCGGCAAGCTCGTCGGCGGACAGCGGGCGCTGCGCCTGACTGATCGCGCGCATGGTGCGCACATCCTGCTCGCAGTAGGCGACCATCTCGGCCATCAGGTCGGCGTCCTCGCGGAACGCGCCGTCCGCCTGCGGGATCGACAGCAGCCGGATCAACTGACTGCCCCGGTGGTCCTTGCGCATCGACGCGCCGGCGAAGCGCCCGACGTCCTCAAGGCCACCAGGCGCGCAATTGGCGCGGGCTTGGGCGGCGGTGCAGTAGAACTGCTCTAGCGCGAAGTCGATCTGGAGGACGTACCAGAAGATCAGCCGCTCAAATGCGGCGTTGTGCGCCCTGATCTGGCCCTTGTGGTCCTTGACGGCTTGCGGGAAAGGCTGCCCCGGCAGCCACGTCCGCACCTCATCGTCGCCAAATGCGTAGGACATGCACAGGACATCGGTGCTGACGTCCTGCGCGTAGTTGTAGACGCCGCGCTTGGGTAGATCGCAGCGGCTCCGCGTCTCGAAGTCGATCCAGAGAATGGTCATGCCAACTCACCCGCGCTATTGAACGACTCTATGCGCTCGACCAGAATGTGCGCCCGCGTCTCTTTGCTCTTGGGCTGGTATGTACCCTTCCATGCGCTATCGATGCCGATATTGCGCGCCACGTTCGTGCTGTCGGCGCTGGACAGCGGCAGTTTAGAGAAGATGGCGGGGTTCAGCATCCGCAGCCCATGCAGCTTACAGATAGGTCTGCTGTCGCCGTCGCATATCGCGCCGATCGCTTGGTACGCGCGGCCTAGGAACCGCCGGGGGGTAGAGACGTCCCACTCTCCGCTGGACCCAATACACACTCGCGGCCACTCCGACGCCAGACGCTTCAAGCGGTCGATGCTTTCGTTGATATGCCAGACCACTGCGCCTTGATGTCGCGGGAAAGGCCATTTGTCGGCCAAAGCATCGTTCTCGGCCTCCGATCCTTCAATAACATCGGGGATGACGGCCCAATCGAAACCTGGGTGACGACGCCACACATTGACCCAATCGTAATAGTCGGACCAGCGCGTTTCTACGCCTTGCTTCCAGAACGTGAACGCGCCGTTGTCGAGCGCGAATGACTGCGTGACGTCAGCCGCCAAGGCCATCTGCTGTGTGGCCGCAAACGACACGAAGGCGTGCCGTGCGGTCCACACTTTAAGAGCGCAAGTGTCGGGCGTGATAGGCCCACCGTGATAGTGGATCATTCCCGAAACCACTTCGCGTAAATGCCCTCCAGTGGACGGCTGATGTCAACGGCGGCGGCGCGCATATCCAGCCCGATCCGCTCGGCCAAATCTTCACCCCAAGCCAAATGCTCCGGCAAAACCGAATGATCATATTTCTGGAGGTACTCAGCAAGCGCCTGCTTGCGGCCATCCGCGCTTAATATATGGTTGTCTGCCTGCCACCATACAACAACTTGCCATGTGTGGCCGTGCAAGACGCCATCGCGGCTGTGATGGGCGGCGCTAATGACGCCGGAAACACCCGTGAATTTCATTTCACACCCCAAAACTTGTGGGCCTGAATGTTGACCCGCCAGCGGGCGTCCATCTTGGCGAATTCAACTGCTGCGCTGACGTTCGCTTGCCAATCTGGCCCGTCCATAGGCGACAGCCACTGGTGCGGCGCACAGACATGTTCTGACGCCACCCACGGCTCCATGCCGGTTTGTGGGTAGACCAGTTTGAGTTCGTCGGCGCGATCTACCACAATTGTGGTTCCGGCCTTCGGGCTGACACAGACCCAATCCAACATGCTTGGGATTGGCCGAGTGCCGTTTGTTTCAATGGCGACAAAGCGGCGATGCTTCTGCAAGGCCCGCACTAGTTCGCCGTCAAGCTGCAACGCAGGCTCACCGCCAGTGAACACGACCATGCCCGAATACTGCGTCACCTCATCGACGATTTGCTCGCGCGTCATGCGCCGCCCACCGCGAAACTCAGTATCGCAAAACTGGCAGATGGCCTTGGCGCGGTCTTGCTCGCGTCCGCTCCAGAGGTTGCATCCAGCAAAGCGCACAAAGACGGCTGGCTTGCCGCTATGAATACCTTCGCCTTGCAGCGTGTGAAAAATGCTGTGAACGGTGTACATAGGATGCCTCACTTCATCCGCTACTCGCCGGGGCGACCATGCGCTGCCGCCCCGGCTTTCACCCCCTGTTAAGCCCTGCGACGACGACGCGGCGCCTCTTGGGCTACCTCGTCCTCAGACTCAGCTTCCGCGGCTTCAGGTGCCTCGTCAGCATCCAGCGACGCCCAATCGACGATGTCGAAGATCGGCGTGTAGATGCGCCCGTAGGACTTGTGCTGGTAATGCTCCTTGCGGAGCGCCACCAGCGGCACCGGCTTGGCGGGGTTCTTCTCGACCTGTTCCGCGATTGCCGCTGCCAGCGTCTGCACGGCGCGCTTACCGCCGACCGAAGTCGCCGAGTAGCGGGCCTGCATCCCCTTGTCTTCGCCGTTCGTGCAGGCCAGCGTCACGCCGATCTGCATTTCCCAGCCGCGCTTGGCCGCTTCCGGCGCGGGGACGGTTGCGGGCAGCGGTTCCGTGATCGGCGCCATCGACTCGCCCAAGACCTGACCGTCGCCCCAGGCGATGTAGCCGTGGACGAACGAGAACGGATTGACCGCCCACACGCTGTCGTCCTCAACCTCGGTCTGGTCAGCGCCGAACACCCAGTGCCCGGTCTTGTCCATCTTGAGGATGACCATGCCGCCACCGCCGACCTCAGTCTCGATCGCGCGCAGCGCGGACGAAAGCGACTGAACTGACGGCAGACCCGCGCCACCAAACTTGCTCACTGCATTAGACATTATCGTACCTTTCTTCTTACTGGATTTTGGACATGGCCTTCTTCAGCGCATGTCCGATCTGCAACACCGCCGGTCGGGGATCGCTCTCCGGTGCGAGGGTGCTACCACTTGAGACGGCGACCACGAGGTCTGCCGGCAATTCGATCTTGGCCTTCTTGAGCGCCTTCTCCGCGACGGCGGGGCTGATCGGCTTGGGGTCCGCCCACGCCTCGACGCCCGCGCTCGACAGGAACGCCACGGCGTCGTCTTCGTTGGTCCACTGCCGCGTCGCCCGCTTGGGCACCAGCTTCCAGCCGGGGATGGTCTTGCCTTCCTCGATCATCTGGTGCGCCAGTTGCTGCAAGTCCTTCAGGAAGCTCTCGACCATCGGTATCTGGTCAAGGTAGTGCGCGATCTGATCGACTGGCAGCGCGTCCAGCTTGGCCTTGACGACGCGGTCGATGGCGCCGGTCATCAGC